TCGAAGATATCAAAAATATTATCGGAGTTACGGCGATTAAAAACGGAGAGATAACCGCTTCAGGCGCAAAGGCTAATGCAATGAGAATCATAAGAACTGAATCAAACAGAACTATGAATGCCGGTCACTATGCCAATTCCAAGTATCTTGACAGCGTCGGGGTAAAGGTCGTACGCAGACTCGTTTCGGTTCTTGACAACGCTACACGGGGGCAATCAGCAAGGATGGACGGGCAAGAACGAGGCGTTGACGAACCTTTTAAATATCCTGATCCGGGAGTTACTGCGATGTATCCGGGGAATACGGGCGTTGCTAAATACGATATTAACGACAGAGAGCGCACTATAAACATCATCGAGGGTAATGAACCGGAGATCAGAACGGGCAGAAATCCGGTAACTGGTAAAAATGAAACGTTTAATTATCAGGATTTTGATAGTTGGAGGAAAGAAAATAAGTTAATCAAGAATAAGTATGGGGAGATTCTATTTCCGGAGGGTAAATGAAAATTGACATATCCGAAAAAAAGAAATATAAAACAGTCGGCGAAATGTTAGAATATATTTACACTAATAATATACCAATGGATTCTTTAGTATTAGTTGAACAGTTGAAAGATTTTTATCTTGAAGATAAGGAATATAAAAGTTGGGATTATTATCAAACCGAATCGGATGAGCATGATGGAGCATTAAAATTGATACCGGCTCATAACGGATTTGGAAGTTGTTTTAATAAACAGGCTTTTGTAATATGGATGCACTTTTAAAAACATCACAAAAAAGAGTTGACAAACTCTAAATAATATAATTAAGGTGGTTAAAATATGTCAGATGCAAATAAACCGGCTGAGACAGCAGTGCAGCAGCCGTTGACAGACAAACCAGAGGTGGCAATCACGCCCACTCTACAAGAACTTCAAAAACAATTTGAAGACTCACAAATAGCAATACAAGCCAAAGAAAAAGAATTTGCTGAAAAAGAATTAGAATTGCAAAAGAAAATTTCAGGGCTTGACCGTAAAAATTCAGAATATCAAAAACAAGTTGAAGAAGAGCGATTAAGTAAATTAAAAGGCGAAGAGTTAGCTCTTGAAAAACTTAGGATCATCGAAGAAAAAGTTAAACAAGGCGAACGAGAAAACGCAGAACTCAATCGTAAAAGAATCATAGACTCAGAGCTTTTTAATTCGGGGATTCCTTCAGAATTTGCAAAACGAATTAACGGGCAATCAGTCGAAGAGATTCAAAAAGACGTTAAAGAGTTTAAAGACTATATCGAGAAGTTAGCGATAGAAAGAAGCGAAAAGATAGTAAACGAAAAGCTATCCGGTAAGCCTCCGATAATAGGAGTTAATCCCGGATCAAAAGTAATAACAGAAGCGCAATTTTTACAAATGAATCCAAGAGATCACTCGGCATTTTTCGCAAGCGGAGGAAAGATTGAAGGATAATAAAATTAAATATTAAGGAAGTACAAAATGAGACTATTAAGTATTTTGATCATTAGCTTTTTTGCAATGATTTTTAGAAGTATGTTTATTGGAGCAAACACCCTCACCGCGCTCGCGCCTACTCTATTCAGCGCGGCGAAAGAAGTAGCTCAGGAACCTATCGGAGCACTCGGCTCTATAAACATGAGCTTTGACTCAAAAGGCGTTGCAATCGGTGATTCTATTACAGTACCTATCGCACCTGCAGCAACACTTGGAACTTATGCACCTGCAATGACTACTACTGCCGGTACAGATGCAATCGCTGAATCTATCGCTGTATCTATCACAGCAAACAGAAACGCAACATGGAATTTGACAGCAGAGCAGCAGAGATCACTTGAAAACGGCGGATCTGATAAAGACTGGCTATCTCAGATGATGAAGCAGGGAATGAGAGCATTGAGAAACGAAGCTGAAGCGGCTCTATGTTCAGTTATTTATAAGGGTGCATCAAGAGCTTTTGGAACAGCGGGAACTGCTCCATTTGCAACTACCATTGATGAGATTCCAAACGTTTACAAGATACTAAAAGATAACGGCGCGCCTATGGCGGATCTTCAAATGATCATAGACACTAACGCCGGTCTTAACGCTCGTAAACTCGGCATAATTCAGCAAGCAGATCAAGCCGGTTCAGATGCAGAAAGAAGATCAGGGCAGCTTCTAAGACAATACGGTTTTCAGCTTAAAGAATCCGCCGGTATTGTTTCACACACAAAAGGAACTAACACCGGAGCCGATACTATCGCAGCGGGCGAACTTGCCGGGCAGACTACTCTTTCTATGGAAGGCTCAGACTCAGGAACTGTGATTGCGGGGGATGTTGTAACTTTTAGCAACCATTCAACTGTTAAATATGTCGTAAATGATCCTTCTACTCTTACAGGTAACGCAGCCGGTAACATAATCATAGGCAGACCGGGACTAAGAACAGCAATAGTAAACGCTACTGAAATGACTATCGGTGATTCATATACTGCAAACCTTGCATTTGAAAGGTCCGCAATCGTGGGCGTTATGAGACCTCCGCTAATCAATCCTTCACCTCTTATTGAGCAGATGCTGATTACTGACGACCTCGGACTTTCTTATCTTCTCTGTAAGATTGTCGGGGATGGCATGGTAACGTTGCGTCTGCACTTAGCGTATGGATTTAAGGTTATAAACTCTGAATTTGTAGTCAACCTTATAGGATAAAAAATACAGCCGGTTGAAATATACCGGCTTTACTTTAGGAAATTAAAATGATTAAAATTTATAGAATAAAAGAAGACGGGAAGCTGAAAGAATTTTTCTGTAATACGCAAGCTGAAGCAGATGAGAAATTGAAACTTGATAATTATGTATCTGAAAGCGGAGCAGAAAAACAGATCCCCGATATTATTATTGAAGATGTAAAACCGGATGACTTAATCCCGGATTTTGAAGATGAAAGCGAGGCAGACAATGCTTGATCCTAAATACGAAAAAATAGCAGAGGTTTACGCTCTGTATTGTGAAATAACAGCAGACGCTACGGCCGAAAAGACAATTCCTATTCCTTTTAAATGCGAAGTCATAGATGTAATTGCACAAGCAAAAGCGGCAGAGGGTGGAGGAAATGTGACTCTTAAGAAAGGGTCAACAGCTATTACAAATGCGATGGTTTTTACAGTGGACAAGACTATAACGAGAGCAGGCACGATTGACGATGCAGTTTCTTCCCTAAATGAAGGCGATGTGGTTTCAGTTGATTGTGCAAATGCAGGCGATAGAGGCTTTGTTACAATACTCGTAAGAAGAGTGTACTAATATGAAACGGGATATAGCAACGAGCGCAGAAGTAACACTTGAAGGCGACCACGCTTATATCCATTCGGGATATGCGTTCAGTACTCCGATAGTAATATCAGCACTTGCAGCGGCGGGAATATCAAATATAGGTTTTACTACTCCGGAGCGTTCTAATGACAACCCTCAGATTCACTGGCGACCAACGGAGTTTTCATCAACTGCAAATTCAGTTAGATTGAGACTTTATCAGGGGTCAGCATTTACCGGAGGGACTCTTCAAATTCCCAGAAATAGAAATCAATGTTTTTCTGAAAAAGCAGACATTTCTATTGTAAATCCAAAAATGATTATTTATTCCGGAGTTACCGCGGCACTTACAAATACAGTTATTGTAAATGGTGCGACTGGCGGAGGCTTTGCAAATCAGCCAACAGGCGATGGGATAGAGATTCTTTCTGATAACGCTGCAGATGTAGGAATTACTGCAACATTCTACGGGACTAAAACCGGAGCAACGGCAAGCGTGACGACTGAAACAGTGGCATTAAATGGAGTGACTTTTGTTCCTACTGTTTTACAGACTTGGCAGAATTTACTTGCGGTTGAATTATCAGCAGTTTGCGCAGGAACTATCACTATTAGAAAAGCCACAGGCGATGCAACTATAATTACAATTGCCGCCGGTACTACTTCAAAAGGTGTTGCAATACCTACAATCACAAAAGGCTATAATGAAGTGCCTAGACATGACGCTTCAGATGCCAGTACAGCGCCGGTGGGTATTATCGGGACTTATTACAATGACACTGCTATATCTCAGGTGGACGCACT